TTAAACGCATTTTTTACGAAAATACACCAGCCATCACTAGATATTTTGACCCGTATGCGGGTGCAGGAGCTGGAATGATGAGCTTAATGGATAGTATGGGATTTGGAGGATATTCTCCTGCAATGAATTTTATGTTAATGCCTTTAAGTTACGACTTGCAAAAATTCCAAATGATTGAATTTAATGATCAAATCAGAAAATCTCAATATTCATTTGAATTAGTAAACAATATGTTAAGAATATTTCCTATTCCAAATGGAGGTGTAGATACATTACGATTTGAATATATTTTATTATCGGATCGCAATCAACCATATGTTGAACGAAACGGTCAAAGTATAATTACCAACGCCTCTAATGTACCATATACAAACCCAACATATACTACGATAAACTCGATTGGTCGTCAATGGGTATTTGAATATGGACTAGCAATAGTTAAAGAAATTTTAGGATATGTAAGAGGTAAATATTCAACTATACCAATCCCTGGATCTGAAGTAACTTTAAACCAAGGAGATTTAATTTCTGCAGCAACAACAGAAAAACAAGCATTGATTGAACGTTTAAGAGCCTATTTAGATACAACATCACGTAAAGTTTTACTTGAAAATAAATCACTTGAAGCAGAATACCAGAATAAAACTATAGCACAAGTACCAATGACAATTTTTATAGGATAATATGGCTCTTTACGGCACATCTCGAGACGTTTCATTAATTAGACACATTAATCGTGAGTTGTTACATGATATTATTTCCCAACAGTGTGTATTTTATCAATTACAAGCAGCAGAAACTAAAGTAAACATATATGGTGAATCCGCAGGTGCAAAATATTATGAAGAACCTGTAATTTTAAATATGTTACTTGATTTAGGAGATATATCATCTCCAACTGGAGATATGGGTGTAGATTATGATTTACCAATTACATTTAAGTTTTTTAGAGATGATTTAATTGATGCTAATATTTTACCTAAAGTTGGAGATATAATAATGTGGTATGAAGGATATTGGGAATTAAATAATGTAGCAGATAATCAACTATTTGTAGGCAAAGACCCAGATTACCCATACAGCCCAAATCCTTTAAACCCTGGACTAGAAAATTTTGGTGCTGATATATCTATTACATGTACTGCTCATTATGTTCCTTCGGATCGTGTAGGTATAACTAAAGAAAGGATATAAAACCATGCCATCAATTAGAAAACCACAACCAAAATCTCAAAAAGAGATATCAAATGGTTTAGTAGATCCTTATGTTTCTCCGGAAACCGGTCAATCTTTAGGCAACCCAAATACTCAAACAGAATTTAATCAATTTTCTGCAAATGATCAAAATGGAGTTAATTTTAATCGGTCTTTACAAATGTCATTTAAAGATGACACAACAAAACCCTTTACTTTAGGTTTACAGGATATAGATGAGTCAATAATGTATTATTTCCAAAATGTTATTAGACCTACTGTTTTACAAAATGGAGTAAGAATACCAGTACCTGTAATTTATGGATCTCCTGAAAGATGGAAATCTACTCAAAAAGATGGATACTATAAAGATAAGAACGGTGCAATTATGTCTCCTTTAATTATGTTTAAACGAGATACAATTGATAAAAATCGTTCTCTTTCAAATAAATTAGATGCTAATACACCCCATTTATATACATCTTTTAAAAAAACATATAATTTAAAAAATGATTATTCAAATTTTAATATATTAAATAATAGAATCCCAACCGAACAATTTATAGTAAACGTAGTACCTGATTATGTAACTTTAACATATAGTTGTACTATCCAAACATACTATGTTGAACAACTAAATAAAATAATTGAGGCCGTTAACTATGCTTCAGATTCATATTGGGGTGATCCTGAACGTTTTAAATTTAAAGCATCTATTGATTCATATTCAACCACTGTAGAAATTACAGATAATACAAATAGAATTGTAAAAGGAACATTTTCCATTAAATTATTTGGATATGTAGTACCTGACACAATTCAAAAAGAATTAACAGCAATTAAAAAATATAACAGTAAATCTCAAGTTATAATAGGAATAGAAACAGTTAATGGTATGTCTGAATTTGTATCATCTGGAAAGAAAAAATCTTCAACCTCATTCCCACTTACTCCTACTAGTGGTGGTGGTGGTGAAAATTATATTGATCCTGTTACTTTAGCGTATTTAAGTACTAATATACAAAAATTAGGAACATTTAATTCTTCAACTACAATAACATTTGCTAGTGGTTGGTTAAATTCCCCAATAGGACTTCCAACAACTTCCCTTAATAATTTTTCTATATTCTGTAATGGTACTTTAATTGAAAACACCGCTATAATTTCCTTTACTGAAAGTGGAGGTATAACAACATTAGTAATTAGTCCATCATTATTAGGATATAGTTTTAATTCAAATGATGAGGTAATAGCAATTGGAAAATTTAATAGTTAACGTTTAATATTTATAATAAAATGGCAGCAAAAGCAAAATCACAAGCAACAATTTCATTTGTAAGAAAACCTAAAGTAAAAAGACCAGGAATTCATGCTAAAACAAAATTTAGCAAAAGTAAAAATAGTAAAAACTACGTAAAACCTTACGCAGCACAAGGGAAATAAAATGGCAATAATTAGACCAGAACAATTAGCAACAGGATCCTATAATCTTACAGGATCATTTAGTGGCTCATTTACTGGAACAGTATCAGGTAATATTTTAAATGCACAAACTGCTTCATATGTAACAGGTTCAATATTTACAAGTACAAATCCTGTTATAAGTGCTTCATATGCTCAAACAGCATCTTACGTTCAAAATGCTCAAAGTTCAAGTTTTGCTCAAACTGCTTCATATGCTTTAAATGCAATTTCAATATTTCCATTTACTGGGTCCGCAATTATAACAGGATCTTTAGGTGTAACAGGTTCAATTTCTACATCCGTCACAAATGGAACCATTAATGGCTTACTTATAAGCACAGGTGGTGGAAATGTTCCCTTAAACATTTCAATTGGTTCAACAACAGCCTTTAGCTCCTCTGCAACAGGTACATCAAATTTTGCAGCAGGAAGCGGATCTTTATCTATAAACACAACAGGAGGAGGCAACACAGCAATAGGACGTAGAACTTTATATCAAAACACAACTGGAGGAGGCAATAATGCATTAGGAACTTATGCTTTATGCCTTAATACAACAGGATTTACTAACACAGCAATAGGATATGGTACTTTACGCAATAATACAGTAGGACAACTTAATATAGCAATATCACGTAATGCTTTATGCTCTAATACAATAGGATCTAACAACACAGCATTAGGTTATCGTGTTTTAAACAATAACACATCAGGATCCCACAATACAGCAATAGGAGATAGTACTTTAGGCAATATCACATCAGGATCTAACAACATAGCATTTGGTCAACAAGCAGGATTAAATTTTACCGGAAATTCCTCAAACAATATAGCAATTGGATTTGTTGCAGGTCCTTCAGCATTAACTCAAGAAAGCAATAAATTATATATTGCTTCTGGCTCCGGCACACCACTTATAAAGGGTGACTTTGCTTTAAAAACAGTAAATATTTCCGGTTCTTTAACAGCAACATCATTTACCGGATCTTTACGTGGAACCGCTACAACAGCAAGCTATGTTTTAAATGCTGTAAGTTCAAGCTTTGCTACAACGGCTTCATACGTTCAAAATGCTCAAACGGCATCTTACGTTCAAAATGCCCAAACAGCTTCATTTGCTGTAAGTTCTTCATACGCTTTAAGTTCAAGCTTTGCTTCAACGGCTTCATTTGCTACAAATGCTTTAAGTGCCTCATATGCACCAGATACAACATTCCCATATACAGGATCCGCACGAATAACCGGATCATTAGGTATAACAGGCTCAATTTCAACATCCGGTTCAAACGGTACCATTAATGGTTTATTTGTAAGTTTAGGTGGTGGAAACATTCCCTCAAATATCTCAATTGGTTTAACAACAAATTTTAGCTCTTCTGCAACAGGTGGAAATAATTTTGCAGCTGGAGATGGAGCTTTAAGCAAAAATACAACAGGAGTACACAATACAGCAATAGGAAAGTGTGCTTTAACAGCTAATACAACAGGAAATTACAATACAGCAATAGGAGCTCAAACTTTACTTAATAATACAACAGGATGTTACAATACAGCAATAGGACGTTCTGCTTTAGATAGTAATACAACAGGATGTTACAATACAGCAATAGGAAGTCGTGCTTTAGATAATAACACATCAGGATCCCACAATACAGCAATAGGAAGTAATACTTTAGGCAATAACACATCAGGATCCCACAATACAGCAATAGGAAATCTTGCTTTATATAGGAATACAACAGGATCAAACAATACAGCAATAGGAAATTTTGCTTTACGCAATAACACATCAGGATCCAACAACACAGCAATAGGAAATCAGGCTTTACGTGACAATACAACAGGATGCTCTAATACAGCAATAGGAAGTCGTGCTTTAGATAATAATACATCAGGATCAAACAATACAGCAATAGGAAATTTTGCTTTACGCAATAACACATCAGGATCCAACAATACAGCAATAGGAAATCTTGCTTTATATAGTAATACAACAGGATGCTCTAATATAGCAATAGGAAAATATGCTTTAATTGAGAATTGCACAGGAAACTACAATACAGCAATAGGTCAATGTACTTTATGTTGTAACACAATAGGATCAAATAATATAGCACTTGGTCAAAATGCAGGATGTTTATTCTCTGGAAGTTCCTCAAATAATATAGCAATTGGATTTAGTGCTGGCCCTTCAACCTTAACTCAAGAAAGCGACAAATTATATATAGCATCGGGCTCCGGTACACCATTGATAAAAGGTGATTTTGCTTGCAAAGGAGTATCTATAAATTCATTTTTAAATCTTTTAGGGTCAGATCCACTTCCAACATCAGGTGAATTTAGTTGTAATGGTACTATAGCATTTTCCTCTAGTGGAAACTTTTTCTTTAGAAGTGCAAGTGTATGGTCTAAATTAAATCTATAATTGTAATAAAATAAAACATACATAGCATAATAAAATATATTTAACGTTTAATATTTATAATAAAATGGCAGCAAAAGCAAAATCACAAGCAACAATTTCATTTGTAAGAAAACCTAAAGTAAAAAGACCAGGTGTCCATGCTAAAACAAAATTTAGCAAAAGTAAAAATAGTAAAAACTATGTTAAACCATATGTGGCTCAGGGAAAATAAATTTATATATTTATAACTACAAATTAAATTAAAAAATTATGTCTATTATTAAAGAAGTTACAGAACAAAAGTTTTTAACAGAAGAAGAAAAAACTACATTAAAAGAAATCCAAAACAAATCCCAATCTCTAGTAGTAGAGTTAGGTGAAATTTCAATGATTAAAATTCAAATTGAAAACAGATATGAAACTGCAAAATTATACCTAACAGAGATATCAAACCAAGAAAAAGAATTTACTAAAACTTTATTTGATAAATACGGAAAATTCAGTCTTGACCCAGAAACAGGCGAAATTATTAAATCAAATTAATATATTTAAATTTTTGCCATATTTATAATAAAAATAATTTATAACAAATGGCGGAAACAATCGTATCACCTGGTGTATTAGCTATAGAAAATGATCAATCATTTATAACCCAACAACCTATACAAGCTGGTGCCGCTATAATAGGTCCAACACCAAAAGGTAAAGTTGGTATCCCTGTTTTATGTACTACTTATAGTGATTATCTAAATAAATTTGGCTCTACATTTTTAAGCGGTAGTCAAACTTACACATATTTTACCTCTATTGCAGCATATAACTATTTTAATAGTGGAGGAAATACATTACTAGTAACACGTGTAGTAAGTGGAAGTACAACTACAGATTGGACTCCTGCTACAGCATCAATTTTTTCATCAACAGCATTAACTTTTCCATCATCATCAGTAAATTTAACCTATCTTTATAGTAGTTTAATTAGTTATGGTTCACAATCTTTAAATATAAATGGAATTAATTTATATTATACTGGCTCAACTCCACCACCTAATACTCCAACTACCATATATATTAATACGGGTTCATGGGGTAGTGCTGCAATAGGTGATTATGTAACTAATACTATATCGATTTTAAATGTTAGTAAATCGATATCTCCATATAATACATCTTTACAATATATTTCCTCAAGTGATTCTACTCCAAGTTTATTATTAACCTCAACTAATCCTAACGGAATAGAAGGAAATTCATATTATTATATATCTGGTTCTACAACAACATATCTTACGGGTGGTACTAATGATATATCATTTACATTAGAAACTTTATCTGAAGGGATAATAATGAATAGTACAGGCCCTACAGGCTCATTTGGAACTTTATTAAGTGGCTCAGCAGATAATTTTAGATATCAAATAACATCTAAAAACATAACTGATGGAACATTTTCATTACTTATTAGACAAGGAAATGACTCAGATATTTCTCCTTCAGTTATAGAAAATTGGGGTCCATTATCATTAGATCCATTTGCTGCAAACTATATTGAAAAAGTAATAGGAAATCAAGTTGAAACCATCCTCTCAGATAATGGAGAATACTATATTCAAATGAGTGGAAGTTATTTAAATAATTCAAGATGTATACGAATTAAATCTATTGCTAAACCAACTCCAAATTATTTAGATAATAATGGAGTATACCAGCCTCAATTTACCGGATCTATCCCTACGGTATTAGATGGAACCTTTGGATCAGCTAAAGGAACTAATATTCCCTCCTCAGCAGGTAATTACTATGAAAATATAACATCAAATAATATTCAAGGTCTTACAGCAAATGCATATACTGAATCTCTTTCT